ACATAACGCAAATCCCAGCGATGGACGTCAAGCGACCGCTCGATTTGATCGTCCGTGAAAATCTGATTAGCTCCGGCGGGATCGCCGATGAGGTCTCTCACCAGGCTGATTAATTGGCTCATGCTGGCTCTCGCCATCGCTCACCTCCACGCCCTGCGCTCGCCACCAAGCGGCAATCTCTTCTTCCGTCGCCGGCCTGCTACCATCAGGCAACGGCCAATCATCGGGGATTGAGTGTGTCACGCCGTATTTGTTTACAATATATTTCGCCATACAATTTTCAGAGTAGGGCGGCGGTGAGCAAGGAGAAGAAGAGAGGACTCTGCCGCCGCCCTTGAATTGGGGGATTACGACAGCACTACGACCCCGGCTTCGTTCCGTAATATCGCAACGCCGTAGAGCACGTCAATCGTCACTTGCACGCCGAGATAGGTCGGATTGTAAGCGGAGGTCACGCGAACAACCAGACCACTTTCCGGATCACGCAGGGCAGCCGAGCGAGCCCCGGAACCAGCAGGTGGCTCCGGCAAGGCGCGCATGGCCAGGATGGCAAAATCAGGATGGAATGCCAAATTCTTTGTGGAGTTCGGCGTGCCAGCAACGACCGGCACGAGTTGGCTCATCCAGATGGTAAAGCCATAGAGATTGCCAAGTGCGCCCTGCGCCACCGCCTCGGGTCGGGAATTGGCGAAATAGGTCGCCAGATTGTTATCGCCGAGCAGAGCGATTTCATCTTTCGGCGAAATCACCAGGTGGCGCGGAGCAAGCGGGACCCGATTGTCATTCAGTGCCTTGCGCGCTGCGCGGATGGTCGCGGCATTGATGTCCGTGCCACTCGTGCCAACGGTTGCGGAAAGCCCTGCGTAGAGAGCAAAAAGGTCGGTCTCAATCGCCTGCGCAATCGCCTGCACACCCGCACTGATATAGCGATCCATCAGCTCTTGATTCGCCTGTGCGCGCGCCGGGTCTTCGATTAGGAAAGATACTTCCTTGTGCTTGTTCAGCGTGACGGAAATGTCCGCGCCACCAGATGGCGTTTGCAGAGTTACTGCAGTATTGGACGCCTTGTCATTGGCGGTAAACGTGCCGGGGTAGGGGATGTGCAGCACGTCGCCGACCTGAAACGTCGCCACGTCGGTATCTTTTGTCACCAATTTCGCCAACACAATGTTGGCGCGCAGAATCTCAAGCGCACGATTCGCCCAGACCTCTGGAATAAACGCACTTGCAGTCGTAGCAGTAATATTTGCCATCTTTCACCTCAATCTTCAAGGATGCGCCCCTCCCGCAATGCCTGCATAATGGCGTCGCGGTTGGCGGCGAAGAATTTCGGGTCGCGCAGCTGCGAACGCGTGAAGACCTGCTGACCGGAGATGCGTCCCTGTGCCGGGTTGGTGGGAGATGGCATGCCACCTGAAACCACGAGATAAGGCTTTTGCGCTACCAGTTCTTTGAGCACCCTTTCAAGATTGACCGGCCTGCCATCATCGTCAAACTCAATTTGTTTGAGGTCAAGCAGGCGGTAAGCCGCATCCGGGTCAACCACTCCCAGCTTGGACGCTTGCAACTTGACCTCGTACTCCAGCGTTCTTGCCTGGAGAATCTGTTTGTACTCGGCTTCCTTGCGCTCCAGTTCCGCAAGCCGCTTTTGGAGTTTTTCTTGCTCGGTCAACTTCGCCTCTTCATCGGCTTTGACCTTGCTCTCCAGTTCTCGCAGCCGCTTGCGATACTCAGCCGCTTCCGCGCGTAATTTTCGCACGTACTCAGCGTCAAAACGCTCTTGCTCCTCCACCGCCTGGGTGTCGGATTGTGCAACCGTCTGGGTTGCGCCGTCGGTGACTACCTGAGTCTTCTCGTCCATTTTCCACTCCACGCAAAATATTCTGAGTATATTATAGCACAATCTTAATCTTGTTTCAATCCTTCCTGAGAAGCTCTCTTAAGCTCTTCTCGTAGCGATGCGATCCCCACTCCCGCGAATACGCACGCCCCACAATATCAGCCAGGTCAAACTCACCGTTGATCCAGGCCTCATACTTAGCCGGCCCCAAAATCGCACGTTGCTCATCCGGCGATAATCGCTCAAATAGCGTAATCCCAAGCTCGATGTGCGGATTAGTGTCTGGGATGTCAGACAAGTCAATGCCATATCGCGCCCCAATCTCTGCCCAGGAGTACGTTTCTGGCACCATGGCACAGCGTCCGTTCGGATGGTCATCGAGTATCTCAGTATTCTTGTGGCGCGTACCATGCATGACCCAGCACGCCGCGCATGTCCGCGTATCCCGTGCGGCGTGCCATATCCAGCCCTTTACGATGTCGCTGTTAGCCTGGTAGCTCGCTCGCGTTGCCTCCCGGTGCGCCCGCAATGTTTCCGTGCGCGCAATCGTCAAGGCACGACTTAATGTCGTTCCCAACGCCTTGCGTATTTCAGGAGCTATCTCGCGTGGATTTTTGCCAAGAATCATCCCCTGCACCAATGCGTCTTCGGCGGCCTGTGCGCCACTTACCGAGATGCTCATCAGCAATTTATGGAGCGGGCTATCTGCCTGCACCATGCCAAGAATAATTTGGACGCTGGCACGGTCAATTCTGTTCCAGTCAATCACCAAGCCAGATGGAGGCTTGCCGAGTATTCGCCGGACTAATTCTTCGGCATGTCGTTCTGCAGCATCAATAGCCTCTATCTGCTGTTGACGAATCTTCGCCTCAGCATACTGTGCAAAAGCAAGCAGTTCATGCTCAATCTGGTCGCGAAATGCCCGCGCCCGGTTATACCGGTAAATCCACTCTGGGCCAGGGTTTTCGCCACGCTCTTTCGCCCCCTCATACTCAGTATGGAGGCGCTCCAATTCTGCCTTGATGCGCATCCATACGTCACCGTAAACGCGTACCAATTCGCTGGCAGCGCGACGCTCGTTCTGCAGCAACTCGCGCCGAAAACGTTCAATTGCGTCAAAGATTTCGCCCCCCGGCATTATCGCCCTCGATCAAAAGCAGTCAAGATTTGCTCGCCAAGCTGCGCGCTTTCGGCCTGTGCCTTCTCCCGCTCCAGGCTGGGCTCATAGCCAAGTCGTTGCAAGATAGTATCAGCACTGACACCCAACTGCTTATCAATCAGCGCAGCCTGTCGCTCCTGCATCGGATCAGACGGTAGCAGTTCTGGCCAGTGGATGACAGTGCGATGGTCTTCGCCAAATCCGCCCAGCGCAAGCAGCCGGCGGTTCAGCTCAATCAGCATATCACCGTATAGCAGCCGCTTTGTACCTGTTTTTTCGAGTAGTGGCTGGTACAGAATTTGCAATGCGACGCCAGACAGACTGCCTGCCCGCTCCAGGTTGCCGGTGGCGACTTCAGGCACACGGCTAATTTCGTGCATCGCCTGACGTAAGCGGTCAAGAAAGGCCAGGCTGGAAGCCAAATCGCTCTGCATCTCCAGATTATGCAATTCGGCGTTATCACCTGGCAGGATAATCGTCTCGTCAACTCCGATGCGCAAGTCCTTTGCCACGAACCCGCGGCCCCACGTCTTGGGGTGCGCGTGGAAACGGATAATGCGCGCCGTATTGCTGGCAATGAAGTTGATGGCTCGCAATATCTCCAGCACATCATCCTCCAGGTCACTGCAACCCCAAAATTCGCCAGGCGCGGGCAGATTTTGGCAATCAACAATCGGGCTAAATGTGTATGGCCAAACAGCCTGATTGACGGTTGTCCAGACAAGTCCCTCCACGTCCCCCACTTGGTCAGTGATCGTCCACCGCTGGCCATCGCGCTCGATTACCTGACGGACACCAATCGGCTTCTGCGTTTTGGGATCACGGGCAACGTATGCAATTTGATAGCTCAGTATATTCTGCAGGTCATCCGGGGCGACCGCCACCGTCACGATTTCACTATCCAGCGGCACCAGGCGCGGGTATGGTTGGGCGGGGATAATCTTGATAAACGCGTGCCCCGTTACGCCGCCGATAAGCGCGACAGTCTGGAGCAATGTCATCTTGCGGTTTGCTTGCCAGACAGAATCCAGCCACTCCTCCGCCTGTGTCTTCTGTGTTTCGTCTAACTCAAATTCGACATTCTGCCCGAACAGGAATGATACGCCCTTATCAACAATCATGCGCGCATAGTTTAAGCGCACATTATCGTCAGTTTGCCCCGGCTTGACCTTCAACGCCGGCGGTAGCTTGCCGTAATATGCCTCCCACCGCCGTCGCATGATATCAACTCGCGACTGCTCATCGCGCCCAAGCAGATCAAGCAGGCTGCTATAGATAGGATTCGGCAACACGTCACCTCCAGATGCTCTCTGCATATTCCACATGGCGCGGCGTAGCTAAGCCGGCAAACGCACCGCTGGTAGCGTCCACGATATCATCATGCTCGGCCTCAGGAAAAGCGCAAACCTCGTCCAGCCAGGCGGCGTTCCACGCACCACGCAGTAGCTTGACTTTCCCCTGCTCAGCGCGCGCCAGCCAGGTGTTAGCACGCGCAATCTTATCCGCCAGCGGCTTCACACCGCGGAATGGGATGTCCGCAAGTCCCGGCTCGGCATGTAGCAAGTCCAACATCCCACGCTGGACACCCGCTGTCTCGATGGTCTGTGCGACACCGGGGCCATCTGCGCGCGCCGTCTGCCCGATAATGCGCAAGAGTGTTGGCCACTCCCAGCGGCCATGTACAAGGTCAAGGATGTAGGCCGTACCGTCAGCGGCCAACCCGACCTTGACGCCCGCGGAGTAGTCGCCGGACGTCTTGCTGGTTGCCGCCAAGTCCCAATGCCGCACCTGGGCAATTAGCATCGGTGCACCCTCCACAATCTCAAACCACTCGCGACGGAACATTGCGCCGGACAGCTGTACAAACTCGGCCAGGTATTCCTGGCGAAATACCAGCGCAGGCAGTTCGCGCCGAGCGGCTTCGATTTCTGCGGGGTCAAGAAACGGATTGGCGGATGACGGGAACTGCCATGATTGCCAGTCGGCATCACGCTCGGGCATTTTGAATAAATCGTAAAAATAGTTAAATCCGCGCGGTGTGCTGATGAACACCGCGCGGCCTTTGCGGTCAGTCAACGACGGTCGAAGCTCTTGCTGCCAAATGCGCTCCAGGTCGCGGATGTGCGCGGCCTCATCTACTACAACCAGGGATAATCCCTCGCCACGCAAGCCGCCTTCTGTGTCGGCAGAGCGGACAGCAATCCAGCCACCATTGTACTCGATACGGCCATTCCCCCGCTGAACGGTCACACCGGGAATTTGCGCGACTAACTCCTCGAACAGCCGCCAGCCTATCATCGCCTTGTCATGGGTCGGCGCGATCCACAACACCGAGCCACCCTGTAGCATCTCCGCCAATGCAATCAGGACGGCCAGCCGAGTCTTGCCAAACCGCCGGCCACAGCACACAACGCGGAAGCGGGCATTGCTACTCTGTATCTCCGCTTGCGCCCTGTGCATTCGCGGCAGAGACACCCTCCGCACGCTTTTCATCGTCATCATACGTGCGCCACTCCAAAACGATTGTCTGCTCAACGCTGATTTTATTTTCTGCCCGGGCGGGAATGGCCATGTCTGGATAGCGGCGCAATAGTCGCTTCTCCGCCCACACCGGGTCTCTGGCAGCCGCCTGGTCAATCACCTGGAGCAAATTCATGGCATCATTGGCTTCGGCAGCAGTGAATTTCCTCAAAAATTTTAACAATTGCTTCTGATGGCTCGTCAACTCGCTCTCTTTCAGCTGGCCGTTTTCTAATTTTTCCTGCAATTCCCGCGCCTGTCGCAGCCATCCAGACAACGAAGCCTCAGAAACTCCAGCATAAGCAGCGCAAATCTTATAGGTTGCGCCGATTGAGTAGGCTTCGCAAATTTTCTCGATGACTGTGTCTGTTAAGATTGGTCTCCTGCCCAGAGCCATAAAACCATCCTTGCGTGGGGGGAGACTCTCCCCCACGCCAAAAACCAACACATCAACGATGGTCTGCGCCACTGCGTCCGCGGACGGCACGCGCAACGCGTTTAAGCGCCCCCTTTAACGTACGAGCCTTATCGAGTAGCTTTCGCAACGCCCTACGCATTTCAGATCACCTCCTCGCGCGAAAATTTTTTCGGCTTTCCTCGCAACGGCAAAGGCTTGAGATCAAAAACTTTAACGTCAATACCTAAGCGGCGAGCGATTTCAAGACCATTCAGGTATTTTTCACCCAATTCGCTCCATCCAGCTTTTTTAAGAAATTCATCACGTTGTTCGCGGCATTGGAAGCAAAGAGCTACCCAATAGTCAGTGTCTTCGGCTATCCGAAAGCGGTCTGCCGATTGCTTCTTTTTCTCCCTGATGAGCCTGACGATCTCTGACATCTCTGCCGTAGCACTGGCTTCGAGGTCGTCAGGATCAAAGTCAACATTTTCGAGGGGATCGCCATCAACATTGAACATTGTCTCAATGTCCGGCAGACGCTTGAAAGTCTTTTTGACTACTGGTTTCCTTGCCTTCGGGCTTTGCGGTTTGTAGCTTTTCATCGCACGGCCTCATAGCGGAACAACTCAATATCAGCCATCGGGAACACATCTAACACGCGCTGATAATCATCAGGCAAATTGTCACGCAAAAATCTTAGGAAATTATAATCTATCCCATCTCCTGTGGAGCCAAAATACAAATAGGATTTTGACAATTTAACCCCGTGTCTGGCAATTATCCTCCTTACATCATCAATTTTCCAATCCCAGATAGCGTAGTAATACCTGCGCCGCTTGAATCCGATTGGTCCCATCTGTCTGATGAAAACAGAGCGCATTGGACTATCGGCGGCACGGATACCGACAGCAGAAAGATAAGTATCCGGTAGCCCGAATTGCTTTGCAAGTATATCCTCGATGTCAGAATAGTTGAATATTGGCAATTGAGCATTGTAAATAATGGCCCATTTGTCCAACGGCAACCATGCGGCACTATTGAGCAGCTCATAAGTACGCGGATGCGGAAGACGGATAATGTGCGTACCGAAAAAGCGTTCGTAGTAATCCAGCATCTCATCATCATAAGAGAGATGCGGAACGGTATAACAAAAATACGGGATAATCTCGAACTTATCCCGAAGATAAAGCCACATAGCAAGACTATCCTTGCCCGAAAAAGAGAGCAGTATCCGATCACCCGCTATCGCCTTAGCAATAGGCACAAGGGCATCAGACGGTAATGGCAAACCATCTGCACCAAAAATCTCCGGATGCTCAATCTGGGCCACTTTGTGGACAATCATTTCTGCTCCACATTATACCATATACTCTAAGCAAACTATAACCCTAATTTAATGTTTTCCCCGCGGACACTGGTATAATTGCAAGTATGAAGGCATTGTCAATTCGCCAACCGTGGGCATCAATGATTGTCCACGGGATCAAAACCGTCGAGAATCGTACATGGGCCACGCAATACCGGGGGCCAATCGCTATATGTGCAAGTTCCCGATCCCCTGCCCCAGCACTGATTGAGGCGGAACGCCAATGGTGTCGCCGGCATGGCATCACGTTCCCGGAGTCGCTCCCCATCGGCGGCGTTGTTGGCATTGTAGATTTGGTGGGCATCTTCCGGCGAGCCCGCCGGGGAGAAAAGCCGGATTTTTCCTTTGGCCGGAAAAAGTACGTTCTCCTCAAGGAGGGCGATGCTCTCCCTACCGAGGAGGACATGGTCTGGTATGCAGAGGAGGGCGTTGGATGGTTATTGGCCAACCCACGCATCGTCGATTTCTTCCCAATCAGGGGGAGATTGGGACTGTACGAAATCCAATTCAACGAAAAAGTGCACAATAGTCATCAGTCTTAAAACCCGCCGTAATTTCCCCAATCATTCAAGAAGCCTTATTTCCTCGTCAGGGAAAGCGGCGTGAAACCGTTCCAGAATTGCAGCAGAAAAATCTGGCCGGATTTCCAGACCTCGCGCCAGACGGCCAGTACGCTCACACGCGATAAAATCAGGACCAGAGCCAGCAAATGGAATTAATACTACGTCGCCTTCCCGGCTACTCGATTTAATTACTCTCTCAGAAAGCTCAACCGGTTTGGCAGCAGGGTGAAACCATCTTTCAGCGCCAGCCACGCGGGGAAAAATCCAAACATCTGTCATGCTGTCATGCGTGTTATCAAAATATGCTCTGGATTTATAAAATTCCATTTTAAGGGCATCGTACTCTTTTTTAAGGGCATCGTACTCTTTTTTAAAGGCATCATAATCTTTTGTAAATGCATTCCTACTTGCAGCCTGCAATTTCAGATAGTGGTGCTCCGGGATAAGAGTCCACTGGCTTTTCGTAAACCAATGAGAGTACATTGAGCTTACTCCGCATATCTCCCGCAGTTTCTTGTTGTTTAATCCGATTTTTCTTGCCTCCCCCTCAAGATAAGAACGAATTCCTTCCCATCCCTCCCAATAATTAGAAGCATTGTTGTTGAATCCCTGCTCACCAAGCATAAAAAACAAACATCTTTCTGTGGCAGTCGGGTACTGCCTATGCGTGTTGCTTTTCATGCCGCTCACCCCTCCCGGCTTGTACCATACAATCTCATTGCGGAACGTCAGCCGTTCGCTGTCTTTCAGCCGGCGATACCACAAACGCCACAAATTTTCGGCCCGTCCCCAGATGTACACGCTCCCATTATCAGCCAGAAACGGGCGGCACGCTTTCCACCATTTCATCTGAAAATCGTCCAATTTCTCCCCATACAGATTATCGTTCTCTACTCCGTCAGATTCCTTCCCCATCCCATAAGGAGGATCAGCATGTATCAAAACGGAAATATCTCCACCCATCAGCCGCCCCACATCCTCATGCACTGTACAATCTCCAATCAGCAACCGGTGTTTGCCCAATTGCCAAAGTTGACCCGTTTCAGTTTTCCACTTTTCACGCAACTGAGTAAGGCGGGTACGTAGGACGCGCACATTTACATTTTGAGACGCGGGGGCAAGGCCAGAAACTCCCTCGTGCTCATTTTTCCTCGGCATATCCATATTTTACCATCGTTAAATACATTTCAGAATATTAAACGAAAACGCAAGAAGCAAAATAACAACCAGGCTTTGGTTTCGCCATAATCCACCATCCCACATTTATTTTACAACATTTTCGCTAACACGCGGATAGCCTGCTCATTGGTTATCCCCTTGAGCGCAGCATACAGGTTGATGACATCCAGCGGCTTATCGTGGCAAACGTAGCATCGACATATCCCCCGCTCAGCGTCAATCCATAGACTGGGATGTTGGTCATCGTGAAATGGACATCGCGCCATCCACCACCGCCCTTTGCCGCCGTCGCTACTGCGCCGATCGGGGAAAAACGTCTCAATCCGGAATTTCTCACGGATTAACCTGATGACATCTTTGCCGGCATCATAACCTGCATTAACTGCGTCCCAAATATCCCGTTCTTGGGCGGTGGGGACTTGCAACTCAGTATGGGGGGAGGGCATTGCCGCCAGCCATTCGACCGGCAGAATGTCGCCGAGACTGGGCACATACGGAAAATACATGTCGTTCAGCGGCTCGTACAACGCTCCGCTGGGATGAACAGAAAGCGGCCCTACAACATAGCCGCGTGCCTTAATATCCAATCCCGGCAATTTACGGTTGGCATCCAGTAATGTCCGGATGTACAGATGCACGCCGCGACTGGTGGCTACGCGAAACGCACTATCTGCTATCATCTTAGCCAACGGGCCGGCCCCAATTGCCCACATCGCCCAACGGTTATAAGTTGCCCAGTCGTCAAAATCCAACACTACCAGATTTTGCCAGCCGCAAACCACCCCGTAATTGCGGGGAGACGAAAACCATGCCCTGAGTTCATGCTCAGTATTGGGGGTGTGTTGGTAGGGTTCCCAGCGTCCATCTGGCAATAGGGATGGATCGGGTCTTTTATCCCGAGGCCTGAGCGGGATTAACGAGATACCCTGTTCATGGAATTGCTGGATGTATTTGTTCATAGCTCGCCTCCAGAGATTCTATTTTGGAGGAGGTGAGGAGGTCCAACGCCATTTTCAAAAAATTTCTGCAAACTTCAAAAGTTCGCATGCTACAGAAATTTTATGAAAAACGCTTTTCACCTCCTCACCTCCTCGCGTTTTACATCGTTTCATGGTGGAGGTGAGGAGGTCCTACGCCACTTTTAAAAACTTTTTGCAAAACTCCAAGCGTTTGCATGCAACAGAAAATTTATGGAAAACGCCTTTCACCTCCTCACCTCCTCGCGTTGCAAAAAGTTTACGGAAAACGCTGATCACCTCCTCACCTCCTCGCTCCCTGTGAAAATGTACCATGTCCTGTGCCGCTCCATAGTTGTAATCATTCCAAATTCGATTTTTAAGTACTCGCTTACATTTTGCAAGCGTTTGACGAACGACATGACACTTCTTGGCCAATCGCTATCTGGCTTGTTGCCCTTAAAAAGAATTGCTTCGCATTCAGCGTACAAATCACGCGCCAGCACCCTGCGGTTGACGTTAGCCGGGTTTTCCAGCCATTTTTGGATAGCCTCAACGATGACGTCCTCTGCCAAAAATTCACCTTGTGCCTTTTTCAACTCGGTCACAATCACTCTCCATTCTTCTGCTTTTCCCATCATCTGGGATACTGCACGGCCAAAAACCTCCCAATCCGCCATACGCAGCGAACTGGTGGCCGGCAAATCATTGTTGCGCAAATAGGCGACTATCTGATTTAGCAGGTTCAGCAGCGCCCCCCACCAGCGATTGCGGGTTGCGGCAATTGCATCGAGGAAATGCCCCTCACGCATGCGTTGCTCATCTTTGATGCGTTCCAGCTTGAAAATCAACAATCGATCTGCCAAGTCGTCACGCTTGAGAGTGTCCGGCTGGCGAGCAGTTACAGCGATCCAGGTGCGGAACTTTACAAGAGTCAGGTCTTTGTTAGTGTAGTAAGTACGCATTTGCATTTCGACGCCAGTCGCCAAGCCGGCCAAGCGGTCACGCATCCATTCCTGAAAGCCGTCAAAATTATCGAGTGCCAGAATGTGATTGTGGTAGGCACTCACCATAAAGTCGTCAGGTTTGTCTGGAGTAGTTAATAGTTCAGCCATGTTTCCAAAAAGCAAGCGCAAAATCATGCGCAAGGTCATGCTTTTCCCACTGCCTTTTTCGCCCAAAAATACCGCGATTGGGCGCGTTGGGCACAGCTCTGTGAAAAAAAGCGAAAGTATCCAAACAGCCGCCGCCCATTGAGTTGTATCGCTCCACGTCTGTCGGGTAAGCGGTGCGATGAAATCGTCATAGCCGGCATCGAAATCGGGTTCGTACGCTTGCCAAGTCGGCGCATCAAAAAAGATGATTGGCCCATCGCCATTGTTTTCTTGGCGTATTTCATCGCCGTTTAATACATACGTTACGCCATCAAAACGGGTTACGCGCAAAATTTTTGCGGTGTTGTCCCAATATGCCAGCTTTACCACAGGGTGTTCCTGACCTTGATTGTGCGCTGCGCTTTGAGTAGCGTTGAGTAGCACCTTGTAATCTGTCAATGCTGGGTTGATTCCCGTCAATGCGTGTAGCCATGCGGCCCATGTAGTAGAGCCTAAATCGTACAATTTGTGCGTTTCTTCGTAAAGATAATAGACAAATCCGTCGGCAGAGCGGATAAACCGCCCATGTGCTCCCAGCCAGTCAAGCAATAGTGCTTCTGCGATTTGCTTCCGCTCCAGTGTAGGGGTATCTCTGTCCATCAATGTTGCAGTAATCCGTGCCTTTAGGTCTTCGTCCGGCGACTCCAAATATGGATTGATCACCCGTGCTGCTCTCAGCGCATTTAGTTTGTTCGCTATTTTGGGGCGCTTGCCGGCATTGCGTCGCCACTCAATCGCTCGCCCGATAGCCATCATTACCGCATTGCGTAGAGCCGCCGGGGTAATGCCCTCCCCCATCGTCCCATTACTGAGTAGTTGTTCGGCAATCAAGGCCCAGGGTTGTGTAGCCGGAATGCGGCTTGGCGGTTGATTGGTATCAATTGCAGCGGCTATCAATTCCAGATCGCCGAGCCAGGCGTCATTGATGGTGTACGCCTGGGCCAGAATTCTCATTTCGTGCTCTGGGATGTGCAGGTCGGTAAGAGTGATGGACATAGCCTCTCTCCGCCGGCTTAATTATCCTGTGCACACGATCCGGAATCGTCCTTGCGGGCAATGTACAAAATTGCCGCATTCATCCAGTAATACAAGTGAGCCATCTTCTAATATGGCAAACCCTGCTATGTCGGTATAAACCAGATTTCTGGCCCAATCTTCCTTCACAATTTCTTCGGTATCTGCTTGCCTCCCTGTTTGCAGGTCTACGACCTTAAAGGTTATGCCGGCGAGCATTTCATCTGGACAATGCATTTGTTGGTGCACGGGGTTCATGCGGGACTCCTTTTGCGATAAATGGTGGTGCGCAGGTCAGTGTGCAGGAGAAAAGGAAATATGGTCAATTTTGAACGGAAAGAACTCGGCGGCATATTGCAAATCATCCAGCCGCCAACAGCGTTCTGGCTCTGCACTGAGTAGAGCCAGAAAAAGCCAAGTAGTCAACGCTGGGGCGTGGATGGGACGGGCAGGAAGAGCGGTGTAGCACTGTTCGCCCTGCTCAGCAAGAACGCCCCAGGATGTAAAAGTTTGGATGATACGCCCGATGGCACGCCTGAAAATAGATTGATTACGGTATTTCTCTGGGACGCGCGAGAGAATGTCGGCTTTACAAAAATAGTCCTGTAAGCGGGAGAGCCGACCGACCGCCTGCGCGCTATGGCGGAAAGAGGGAAAGATGCAAATTGCCATGCCCCAATGCAGAACAAGGTGGTCATCCGGGAGAAGCTGTGGGTAAAGCGCCAGGGCCTTATCCCGCAAGTACTTAGCATATGGCTCTCTTGGACACCAGAGCCAAGTCAGGGTGTCGGCGGTGCGGCGCGCCGCACCGCCCTTTAAACCCTGTTCGACGAGCCAGGGGCGCAGCAAGGCGGGCGAACCGCCCTGCGCGGCCAGATTGAGTGCATACTCAACCCATGCATAATGTATGGGATGCTCAAAGATTGGCATAATGGCCTTCCGGTTTACCACCGAATTGGATTGCACAGATTAAATTGCGCCTAACCGCTTTGCCACTTGCTCAATCTCTTCCTGCGTGACGGGCAGCATCCCGCCGTTCGCGTTCAGTACCGCCTCCGCTCCATACTGAGCGATCAGGTCTTCCAGCATGATTGTCTTTTTGGGCGGCACTGGGCTACCGCCATTTAGCCATTCCATTACTAAGCGGATGAATTCTGGCCCTGGCTTTTCTACGCGCAAATCTGCTACCGTCGGGCAGCGGCTTTTGCTCACCGTCATAACGTGATTCCAGTCCATGTCGCAGACGATGTCGAATTCATACTCCATGCCAGGACGCTGTACCGGGGCCATGCCTACACGGCGCACCCCGATAATTTTTCCGCGCTCATCAGTCTCGATGACATATTCTGTGCGGGAGCGCATGGTTGTAATAACGTGCATGGGGGCTTGTAAGATGGCATCAATCATGCGGTTGTGAAGTGGAGTGACTTCGCGCCATGCGGTAAATTGGTTCCCGCTGCCGGCAATTTTATCCTTCATTTCCAGCGCACCACCGACTCCCTCCCATGCATGGCTTAAGCTGTCAATCACCAGCACTGAGTAGCCGGCGCGGCCTGCCGCTAAAATCGCTTCAGTATAACGGTCGGGCCCGAACGTCGTCAATTGCGCCGTATCAAATTGCCAGGGAATGCCATCGGGAGCCTCGCCGACATATTTACTTGCGCTCCCGCGCTCCGTGTCAATGACCGCAATTTTGCCCCCTTGGGCCAGAATGTGGGCAAACCTCAGGGCAGTATAGGTCTTTCCACTGCCGGCAGGCCCATCAATTGTCATGCGCAGTTTCCCCTGCGTGCGTACTGCTTTCTGGAACATGGTCTTCTCCTTTCTGTTTTGGAATAATGATTAACTCTTCATCCGTACCCAATCCAAACAGGGTACGGATATTTTCCCGCACCGAACGCGGTATAGGAGATGGTATGTCCGGTTCGGTCAATCCGATTAGCGTCCACCCCAGATGCCAGCCGCCCCACTCCAGCGCGGCTTTAGCCCGCTCTATCCCGATGCCGGGGAGAGATGCAACAACTGCCTCTTTAGGCCCCAGCAACTCGATAGGGCGCTGCGGCAGAATATCCAACGTCTCGCTGCGGTCTCGGCTGGCCAGGCGCAGGATACAGTCTCGGTAGTCGCTGTCGCCGTTGCAGAATGTCACGTAGACACCTGCCTCCTGGATACTCAGTAGCGCGCCCATGACTGCCGCAAAGCTCCAATTAGTCTGCCGGCTGGTATATACCTTGCCGTCGTTTGTAGGCCTAAATATCCCGGTGATGATTAGGTACGGCAGCATGGTGGGGGTCTCGCCGCGCAGTTGTGCCAGATAGCGGTACTCTCCGAGACGCTTTACTTGCTCGAACAGCCGTCCATCTTTCAGACTTTGCAGGAAGTCATCCGGAGTTTTGCGCTCGATGATAAGTGTGTAACCGTCGGACGTAATTGCCCAAGCGTCGCCGGCCTCGCATGGCCCAATCATTTTGGGCACGCCGAAATCCAGTTTCTGTACCCAAGCGGGCTCTTTGCTGTCGATTAGGATGGCATTTAGCTTGTTCATAGCCTTTCCCTTTCGGGGCGGGGGAGCAATTACCCCCGCCCCTACACGAAGGAGGAGACTCGCAGGCAGGCTGGCACAGCCTGAGCCAACACCCTATATCAGAATTTCGCGCTCCGGGTCAAATTCACCGGCGTCAATGCGAGCGCAAAGCTCCTCGAACAAACGCTCTTTTTCTGCCTCAGGCATTTCATCGTCTGGGCAAGGCGGGACGAAATGCAAGGACGTAGAATGATTGGAGGCGAGTAAGGTTGTGTCAGACATTTTGACCTCCTAAAACAGTATTTCTTGCGCGTGTTTTGCCCGCCAGTCCGCCAGCCAATTAGCGACCTCCGGGCTGTCAGGGGTGAAAAATTTTGCCACCTGCGGGTACATCGCCAGGGCCTCGGGCACTCGCGCCAATACCTCCTCATACGTTTGGCAGTTTGCGGTCTTTGACTGCAACGCGGCCTGCGCAAATGCCCAGGCGGCTTTCCGCTCCTCGTCATTAGGGGAAGGAGCGGCAACCGGGACAGAGGGCGCGAACGAAATCTCGTTAGCCTGGTCATCATCCGCTTCGGTAGCCGCCAGGAAGTCGGCGCGGCAGGCCGCCTCGTCGGCGAAGACTTTGATGAACTTAAAGGTTGTCTCATGCTTCTCTTCGCCATCTTTATAGTATGTGCGACCTGTGCGCACAATTTCGACTTTTACCCATTTGCCGACGATTTCCCGCACGTCGGCATATCCCAGCGCGTTGATGGACGGCTTGATAATTGTACGCCAGTCTTTGCTGGTTGCCAGAGTGGTGCGTTTCAGAACATTATCGTTGTTGATTTGCATCTCTGGCAGAGCGTCAATCATGACGTCAATTGCCGTCTGGCGATTGTCTCCATGCTCTCGCGGGTCATACGGGACTTTCCCCCTGCCCTTAACCAAAGCGCACGGCCAGGCGTTGATGGTTACCCGGCCCCAGAGATAATTCTGGTATGCGGGTTCGGGCGGATTGTTCGCTTCCGCCCAGGGGTCGTAAGTGGGTTGGTTTGCTACCATTGCTTCATCTCCTTTTTTGGGGAATGCCGCCTTTTGTGGCGGTTTTACGGTTATTCCGTTATCTCATCAGCAGTCCCAACAGTACACCGGCAATCAACGCAATCACGATGATTGCCACTGTCAGGTACGCATCCCGTACGGTGGTTGTTCCTGTCATGATCCTGTGCAGCAAGCCCATGTTTTAGCGCCTCCATTTCTTCAAGGATTTCCAGCAATTCTCCAGCGGTCATAAATTCCGCTGGGATTCTGGCGTGATAGCCAAAGCGGGCGGTGAGCGCTCGCAGGTACTCAGTACGGGTCATGGTAATCATGCGTTTTCCCCCTTAATAGCCCTTGCCGCTGTTGTTGCGTCCGCTACGCTAATAGCCGGGTTCGGCTTGCTATACCGCCGAGCCCACTCTTGGCGGATGAGTCGCCGTACCCACGCCGACCGATTGACGTATGCGTCCTCTGCCATCATCTGATCCAGCATTCGGACATCCTCGTCTAATAAATTTACGTTTACCTGCATACGACCTCCTGCGAAAGAATTTACCAATCACTATCAACTGGCAACATTATAACGGATTGTACAGATTTGTCAATGCATAAACAGGTGACGAATGTCATATAAACATATGACAATCGTCACTTGACACAAACCTAACGATAGGTATAATTTGGGTAGAATTCAATCCTAACAAAGAAAGGAGACCAACCATGAAAACCCTGACTTTCCGTACCAAATCCGAAGCACTGAACTATCTCCGCTCCATTCCGGAGTTGGAGGAATCAACGAAACGACCGGGTGTATTTTGGCCCGCCGGGGTATATTGTCTGCATCACGGCGAGTACTCCTCCCCCGAATACTCAGTACGTCGCTATAAAGATGGCTGGGGGATCCACGTGGCATACTTCTACTACCCCGGCACCTTTTATGCCCCCAAAGATGGGCGACTCTTATACGATCCCTGGCATTGATTCTGTCCAGCATCTGCCCATCACCGCAAGGTGGTGGGTAGTCAGGTGGGCAGAATCGCCCCAAAATCTATACGGCGGCCCCCGGCCTGACAGGGGGAGAAAGGAGAAAAAACATGGAATATTTAGCTTTTGATGTCGTGCAAGACAGGGAGGGGGCGATGTACTCTTGGAAGGCTGGCTCGTTCTTGACGCAGGACGAGCAAGGACATTATGTCCTTAATGCTCCGCTTCGAGGATCAGCCTCCTTGTGGGACCCCGCGGACTTGTGGGGCGAGGCGGACGATTGGGGGGAGGATGAGCGAAGTGAAAGAATGAGGGAGGATTACATCCTCCTTGTCTCTCCAGTCGGAGACTGTAAAATATATGTTGGCGGCTGGGATGCCTCAGGCTACACGGTCGTCGCCGGCCCGTGGAAGGTAGACGACGCAGATGGGATGCGCCAGGCAGCCGAGTTAATCATGGCGGCCTATCGCCAGGGGTATCCCCAGACCGAAAGGACGTTACTGTGGGCAGCGTCCGTTATCGGATGCTACCACCTGGAGGGCGAGGAAGAGGCCTTCCAGATTGTTCAGCAACAGACTGCCAGCATTTATAATGCTGCTTTAGCAGTGGAGTTCGCGGGCTATTTTGGTGTCCGCGCACTACCTATCCTGGAGCGCGCCCTATTGCAGCCGTCGCCTGACCACCGCTTGCAGGTGGCGGCTGTAAAAGCCGCCGGTTTCATCGGTGAACCAGCGCTCCATATTTTGGAACACGTGCTGCGATGCTGCGATTCCCCATCGTGCCGCATAAGCGCGATAGAGGCGGCGGAACGCATTGGTGCGCCTGCCAAACAGATTATTATCCTCGGTATTAAGGACAATGACATACTTGTCCGCAACGTGTCCATCCAAGCCGCTGTGCGCATGGGTATCGACGCGCTGTAAGCAACGTCTAATGGCCGGCCTCTATAAGGGGGACATCTGGCCGGCAATCAACAAATCGCAAATTAATCCATCCTTTGCCCGTGTGTCCCCATTTTCCATTATCTTTTGCGTGAGCCTCACGCAGGATGATAACAGTCTCACCGCGCTCATAATGGCCAATCGCTTGATACTCGATTCCAGGCCCTGAGCGCACGTTGAGCCACCAGGCTGTCACAATACAAATGTTAGTGGCGCGCGTAAGTAGCACAGCAGAGTTAGTGGCGTTAGTTGCTGTCGGTGTTAGTGGCGTAGCAGAGTTAGTGGCGTAGTTAGTGGCGTAGTTAGTGGCGCGGTTAAGCGGCAGGCATGCCACTAACACAATGGTACTCAAGATGATTGCGATTCTTGTTCTGCCCACAGCGTCACATCCTTTCCATCAAGCAATAACACCCTGGACGTCCTGTCATAATTCAAGGAGTGCCCGGGGATTTTTACGGCGAAAATTAAAAATCCTTCAATTACTGTTACTCCACTGACCGGGAATGCTCCTGCATGATTAAGCATCAATGCAAGCCTCTCGGCCAGCTCTTGCAAGTCTCTTGCGCTCAAGCCGCTCCGCTTCGGCTGCATAATAACCTCCTTGCTCTTTGACTGTCTTCAATGCACCCAGATATTTGACAAATTCCTTCCCCTTGCCCGGTCGCCATCGCATAATGCGAACGTAAAGGCGACCCTTGACCTTTACAATCTCCAGCCACATGCCGGCAGTTTTGCCGTTAGTGGCGTTAGTGGCGGCGTTAGTGGCACGGTTAGTGGCGGAGGCGGAAAGTTCGTTCAGCCACGCCACTAATTCATTCGGTGCCAGCTCGCCGGCAGCGCGAGGGCGCGTACGCACCGCCGGCGAGCTACTCAGTTTTTTCCGTCACCTGAAGGCGATGGCTTATTGCCATCATCACTCGCGCGTGGCACAATTGGACGCTGTACAGATGGCATCATGGACGCGGGAGGCGCAGGAGTGGCGGGGGCTATGATGTGCGGCGGAGGCGGTGGGATGGCTAATCGCATGCGCGGAGCAGACGTGCCATCAAGCCCAAGCTCCCGCTTGACGCGATTGACGATCTCGCCATAGATTGCACGCGCCAGTTCCTCTTGCTGCTGTTCCAGCTCAGTCACGGCTTG